TAATTGGAATTGTTTTATATGTTATTATGATTTATGTATTAAAACAAAATAAAGTTGTTGCTGAAAATAGAAGTGTTTTAATTGCTGCAATAGCCACAATATATATGATTTTGTTTGGCCATGGATTACCAACATCAATAAACAAAAATATATTATAAAATAATTTATATAATTTGATTAAATTATATAAATTAATTATCTTAATGCATTAAAATTTGAATATCTCAGGTCTTCATATTGCAAACATTCTTTTTGGTCAGTTTTGCATGTTTTATAATTTCCATAAAGCCAATTTGCAAATCCGCTTTGGTTTGGGGCATTTGTATATGGGACAGTATAAAACATTCTTTGTGAGTTTTTATTTTCAAATATATCTCCAACATCGCGATATAAATCAACATTAAATAAATTAACCATCGATGTTTTTATTTCATCATCATCAACATTACATGGTTCGGGCGGATCATATGCTTTGTATGATTCAACTGAATTATTCATAAATGGATTATCAATTGATGGATTTAAACATGTTGATTTATTATATTCTTTCATTTGTTCTTTTGAATAATATTTTTTCTTTTGTTTTTTATTTGTAAATTTTAATTGATTATCAAAATTATAAAAACCATATTGTATTTCATCAGGATTGGTAATATTTTTTTCTGTAAGTTTTTTATTTAATTTGGCCTTATTATTTTCGTTTTTCATAATCACAAAATAAAATATAATTGTTAAAATAATTATACAGATTGCAACATATATTAATGTTCTTGATCTCTTTGTCAATACCAATATTATTATTAAATAAATACAAAATCGTGTAACTGCATTTAATTGTTCAACATGTGTCATATTTCCACTTGGAATAAATTTAAGATAATTTTTGTCTCGAAATAATACCATTATGTCTGAAAGCCAAAATACATTGTCCAAACATTTATAACACATTATGTATATTAATAAATGATATTTTAATAATAATAATATTATATTATTTTTATTATTAAAACATTATGTATATTAATATATGATATTTTAATAATAATAATATTATTATTATTATTATTTAATTGATATTATGTTTATTAAACCGAATCATATTTATTTCTTTTTATGTTTTTCAAATTTTTCTTCATCTTTTTTTCTTTTTTGACAATCTTTGAAAAAATCAACATTGTATTCGTCAACATGTTTTTTTAATAATTCTAATTTTTCCATAAATTTTTTTTTGTCAACAATAGGATTTTTTATTTCCGAGTCATTATGTTCTTTTTGATCATCTTGATCATGATCATGTTCATGATCATTATCTATTACAACTGGTTCTTCATATTTAAAATTTCTATAATAATTATCCACTTTTTGAAACGATGACTCTAATATTTCAATATTGTCAATAGATGAAACTTCCACTAATAATTTTGTTTTATTAAATATGTGGCACATTTTAGGATATTCTGCCTTATTTTTTGTCAAAAAACTAATTTCCCCAAAATTTTCATTTCTCACAACATAATACAAAAACAACACATTATTATAAATTTCTGATTTTTTTTTAATAAATTTTTTTATTTTTCTTTTTATTGTTTCATCCGAATTTGGTAATACTAATGACAATACAATTATTTTATTTTTGCCATTTCCTAACAAATATAATAAATCGTCCATTGTTACAACCTGCAATAAATTATTTTGTGACATATAATAATATATTGTTTTATTTTACATTTATATTTTCGCACTATATAAATGCAAATCCAGCCATTCCACTCATGATCCTTAAAATAGCTATTTCTCTTCCCCATAACTCTAATTTTGCCGAACGTTTATTATCCATAATAAATTCACATAATATTTTTTTTGTAAAATTAATTAACAATATACTGTCAGATATTTCAGTGTAGTTTATTGTTCCTGATGGTTGATATACAAATGGATAAAGTGCCAAACTATATAAATATTCACCATTATCTAATGTATTACCACCATGCAAAATACTTTGATAATCCGTAAAATACATTTCATCTTTCCATGCCTCCCGATCAATTCCAAATATTTTTATTTTCATTTGTTTAATTATTGGATTGATTGTATTATGTCCATTTTGTGTCCAACTGTTATTATTATCAAATTGAATGTACCACAATAAATATTTTATCGTTCCATATAATTTTATTGGAATATTTAATGTTGGATTATATCCAATTCTATTTATTTCATTTATAATGCAATATTTGGTAATTATGACATTATCAATATTTAATAAATTATTTTTTAATTCAACTATTTCATTCTTTTCCAAATAAACAAAATAATCATTTATTGTTGCATCAAAATCAATTTGAATACCTGTTAAAATATCATTTATTATTGTTGTATTGTTTATTATTTTATTAAAATAATCTTGCTCTAATTTTGTTATCAATGTATTTTGTGATATTGTATGTTCTCCAGAATATCTGTTTTTTTCTATCATATTTTCTATTTTTGATTTTGCAAAATTCATTCTATCTTCTTCATCCAAATAAACATAATTACAAATAATTTTACATGTTATTTTTGGATTTCCTATTAATGTTGCATCTTCTTCTAACTTTAATAATTCATGTAGATCATTTATTTGTCCATTTAAATATGTTTCGCAATGTATCATATTAATCATATATAATGGTGTGAATGTATTTGAAAACCAAAATGGTAATTTTACATATATTTTTTTATTTTTCTGTTTTGATGACATTTCATACATGTCTTTTGTATTTCCAATTAAAATATCATATCCTCTTGTCTGATTCGTATTTCCTGTTAATTTGTGTTGCAAACTAAATAATTTTGGGGTCATTTCATCAATAATTTGTTGGTTTATTGTAATATTCATTGTTTTCATCATATTATGTCCCAATTCTTTACACCATGCAAATTCAGCCGGTTTATTTAAAATTAATTTTAATAATCTTGTTTCCAAATTGGTAAAAATAATTGGTTCTCCTGTTGTTTCTTGATAGAAATATATATCATTATTATTCATAATTGATAAATTCATAAAATTTTCAAATGTATTATTTTTTAATTTACCATATCTATTGAAATTATCAATTTGCAAACCAATATTTTTATAAATATAATTGCTCATAAATAGACTTGTATTATATGCACCATTATCATTGTCAAATTCATTTCCTTGGTAATCAACAATATTTATTTTATTGCCATTCTGATTATTACTTATAACAATATCGATCAATTTAATTGAATTAACATTGCTAAATCGATCAACAAATAAATTAAATACATATTTGATTATATCAGTAGGAGATCCAAATAATTTATCCGATGTATATAAATATTGAGAATTGATGTTATTTTTAATATATTGTGATGATAATAAATTAATAACAATATTAAATTCACTGACTGCATCATTTAAATCACTATACGTATAATCATAATTTAAAACTAAATCATCAAACCATTTTTTTAAATAAAATGAATTATATGGATTTTTTTTATATGTTATTTCATCAGTACTATCTGTTGCGGGAATTGTTAATGTTGTTCTCGAATGTAAATCATATAACAAATTCATTAAATTTTTTATTGATGTATTATTGGCTTGTAAATCATTATTTTCGAATATTCCATATCTTGATTTATAGCCACTATAATAATCGCCATCAATAATGTCTTTTACACCAATAAATATTGGTTCTGTTTGTTTAAATTCATACCAGCTTATAACGATTGTTGATAATTTTATTGGTTTTAATTCGTAAACTGTTTTATTTATAAGATTTGTAGTTGTTACATCTGTAATATTATATTTATAAAATATATGATTTTTGTATATGTCCATTATTGTAACAATTTTTTCATAAATAAATGAATCATTATGTACAATTTGACCAACATTATTATAAATGATTGTATCATTTTTTATATTTAATATTTTTTTGCTGATATTATATCTTGTTTGCATATATTTGAAAAGATTTATATAATCTGTTATCAATATATTTATATTTTGCAAAAATATATTTGGTACAATATATGAGTTCCATGTATAATAAACATCAAAATTGCAAAAATCAAATCCTGGAATTGTTACAAATTGTGGATAATTCAATTTATCTATTACATAGTTATCTTGTGAATAATTAAACAATTTTTCTATCATTCTTCTTTTATTTTGAAGAGAACTGTGAAGTATTAATAAATCATTAAATATTTCATATATATTTTTAAAATTATAATATGATCTCTGTAAATACAATCTTGAAATTTGATTATTAAATGTTATATATATAAATGATAAATGAAATATTCCATTGACAACATCTGTTATTGATAATCCGGATTGTTGTATTATTATATCATTAATATCATTTAACACATTATTGCTTTTAATTACTAATTCAGTAATGTTATAAAAAATTGCATCTTGTATAAACATAAATTTCATTGTTCGTTCCATAAATATTTTTATAATTATTTTAGCAATATCATTTTTTGTCATTCCTTTATAATCGATATTATTAATTATATCGACAATATCATTACATTCATTAGCTATATATGTTGCATTTGTTGCTTTATACCTGTTATTAATATAAATATTAAAAATAATATTATAAACATTTGTTAAATTTATTGGTGTTATTAAAATATTGTCGGCTATAATTTCATCTATTATTCCTTTAGTTGTTTCAGGTGGATCATCATTTGTTCCATTATCATTTGTTCCATTAATCGTTATATATTCAGGTGTATTGACTTGTAAAAATAATGAATATATAGTTATTATATTGTCTTTCATATTTGTAATAACCATATCGGTTTGGTAATGAAGTTTGCATTTCAAAACTGAAAATATATTTAATTGATCTGATGTAATTGTTTCGTATAAATAATCATTATACGATTCCAAAACAATGGTATTATATATTTCTTTGACAATAATATTTCGTATGTTTTTTCTTGTTCTCAACCCATCTTCAATTTCGTCAATAATTTTAGTAATGATTGCTTGTTTTGATACACTATTAATTCTGTTAATTTTAAACAATAATTCTAATTCATTTGTTATGTCCGATACACCATCCACATACACTATTGAATTATTAATAATATTAAATATATTATTCACTTGAATATATAACTCACTTTTTCCATAATAATTAACTAGTTTTAATGCCAAATTTTTAATAATAGTTGTATCATAATTCGGATAAATTATAGATAAATCGTCAAACAATAATAAATAATAATTTGACACATTAATATTATTGTCAATTATCAAATATTTTACAAATTGATTTGCTAATGTTGTTTTAATATATGTTTCTGTACGATTATTTGTTATGTTTGTAACTAGCTTTGCAATTTCAGCTTCTCTTATTTGTTTATTAACGACAATTAAGTCAAATAATGGTTGTAATTCATCTGAAATGTTTGCACCTAAATCAATAATATTGTCGGCAATATTTATAATTGTCAAGTCAAATATAGACACAATGTAATTTGTTAAATATAATGTATTTGTTAAATTTATATTATTAATTTGTGCAATAATATTTTTTATTTTATATTTATCTGTCGAAACATTCATTAATTCACTAACAATATCAGAAACACAATTTTCAAAATATTTGTTTTGACTTGGTATTAATAAATTTGATTGATATTGTGTTATATTTTCCAAATTACCAATTATGTTTGTTAAATCTACATTAATTGTATCATAATAATTTAATACAATTTGATCACTTAGTTTTTTTTTATTTATATCTGTATATAATGATGGATTTAATGGATATATAGTTGTAAAAATAGCCGTAATATTCGACAAAATATTATTTATATCTAAATCATTTTTGTCCAATTCATTGACAATCTCAATAATTGTATCGAAATCTCCAGCGAAAATATTATAAATATTTTCAACATTAATTATTGAATTCGGAAAATATATATTTTTATATGATGATAAAAGTGATGGTGGAGATATTGTTGCATATGGTTTATCTAAACTGTAATAATCATTCAAATCAATAATATCAGGATTGCTCGATATTTCCATGTCATTTATTGTTTTGTCTATTAAATAATTCATCATTTTTCCAAAATTTGTTTGATAATAATTTTTTGATAACAGTGTATTATTTAATAATTTATTATATAATTCTGTAAATTTAATTTGGTGTTGGTACCATATTGAAGATATGACATCACAATATGTATTTGTATTTTGAATATATTGTATTGATGTAAATGAACTTGATGTTTCCGGAACCAGCGACAACAATGATTTATTATTTTTATATATTGAATATTCCGGAATATTATTTATGGTAATAAAACAATTTATAATATCACTCATAATGCCAATAAGTTTATTTTTTATGTTTGTATTTACAATTGGATTACCATAATCAAATGTAAAATCTGTTATTAATACATAAAATTTATTAAAATATTTTTTTGATAACCATGTTAATATATTTTGCCCAATATTTTGTGTTGTTTCATATGTTGTCTCAGGTCTAAATGTTGCACATAATATTTTTGATGTAACTTGTGTATGTAGTTCATTAAAATATGCTTCATCATAAACATTATATGCAGATACATTATTCACAATAGTCTGAACTAAAATACAATTATCAATAACAACTCTGTAAATATCATCTTTAAAGCTTATGCAATCAGGACTTGGACTACCGTTATCATCTAATAAATCCCTGTAATCAATATATTCTAAAAATGGTGTTGTGATCGATACATCATTAATTAAATTTGGACAATATATAACAAAATTATCGTAAATCATTTTTGGAATATCGCGGGCAACTAAAACAGGTATATAATTCATGATTGCAATTTTGCTTAAATATGTTAAGTTTAATGCTGGTCTATCTGTCGAAGAAAATGTTGTGACAACACGATCATAAATTGTATTAATATTATTTATTGATAGATTGACTTCAAAAAATAATTCATTCCATAAATTTTTATCATTTGCATAATCAGTATATTTATCTGAAATAATTTGGTTTAGTAATAATTTATTAAATTTATCAAATTCAATATTTACATCTTTATTAAAATAATTTGTTAAAACATTGTTATCTATTGTTTTCGTTGTAATATTTGTATTAAGAAGAGAAATAAAATTATCTGCTAAGTTAATATTTGGATTGTTCAATATCTGAACAAAAGAAGGTGAACCAAATACTTTATAAAATGACAAATTATAATGTTTCGTATTGTTTTTGTGTGCTTGATTAATAAATGTGATAATATTTGAAAATTGATAAAGGTTATTAATAATATTATTTTGAATTTGATTATAAATTATATTAAATAAATATGTAATTTGTTGCTGTGATTTGACATATAAATTAATATTTCCATTTGTGCCAATTTCATTTAAATATTTTAAATATATTTTATATGCATCATTCTCATCTATTGAACCATAACTTAATGGTTCAAATTGATTAAAAAATGTTTCATATTGTGATAATTTTTCATATGATTTGTTTATTATACCATCAAAATATGATCGTATTGATTTATCAATATCTAACGAATTTAATTTATGATTATTCACATCATTATCAAAAAAATAACATAATAATAATATTTCGTCAAAATATGTGTCTGCAAATTTTAATTCATTTGTTACAATAATATCTTGATTTTTTACCAATGTATTATAATAAATTGAAAATGGTTTTGCTACAGATTCAATATTATATTTAGTTAAATTGTTTAAAAAACTCATAAAAATATAATTTAACATGTCTATTGATGATCTTACATATTGTTTGTCATTTAAAATAATATTTGATTTTGGATAATAAATGTAAAATCCATCAACTAAAATTGGTCTTCCAATTGAATCCAGCCAATTTGCTGGCAATGTTTTTATGCCGACAAATGTATTATATGCAATATTTATTGTATATTGTGTATGATTCAATACAGTATCATAATAATAATTCAATAAATATCCAAAAATTAAAAAATATTTTCTACAATTTTGTCTTATAAATGATGATTCCAAAAAATATGTTTTGACATCATTCTGTTTTAACAACATGAATTTTGTTATATTATCCATAAAATATAATGAACCTGATATTAATTTTCTTTGAAAAGATGCTATGTCTGACTGGTTGTATTGTGTAATATTCGTCATGTTATTTAATATTTTGATAGGAAAAGCAATCGATGATATAACAGATGAATTTAGATTTGTAAATAATGATTTTTGATTAACATAAAAATTGTAAAAATTCAAATTTTCTAAAATTTTATTATTTATTATTGTTATAATATTGTCATTGTATTCTTCAATCGTTACAAGGTCATCATCTTTATTATCATATACATAATTTATGTCTAATTGTTTTAATAAATTTTTGATATATAAATATGTAGGTTTATTTTTTGATAATTTTATTATTGGCATATCAAAAGTCAAATAACTATCCAATATTAAATCCCCATTATTTTCAAATTTGTGTTTTATTATTGATGAAAATTTATTGCATTTTATATCTGTCTCTTTATCATATTTTGAAAAATGTGTATGTCTTCTATAAACAATTTTAAACATTGTTATTTCTGGATTTCCTGTTATATATAAATCGCTAACTCCTTTTGCAATTAATTGAAACAATCCTCCAGCCATATATATATAACTATTCGTGATAATCTTTATGTTTTATATTTCATTATAAAACATAAAATTCATAACATTGCCATTAAACATGTATTTGTTATGCTCATTATTTTATATTAATAAATTTAATAATTTATTAATATATTAAATTAAAATATCTATGTTGGATATTTATAGGCAACACCAGCAACCCCTCCAATAATCCGTAAAATAACATAACGTCGTGAATAAATTTTAATATTAACTGTTGTATCAATTGTTATATCATCTGATGATGATGGAACAATTAATGGATTAATATCAGAAAGTTTATAAGAAAACATTGATTCATCAATGTCACAAATAAATTTTGATTCATCAATTTTACTAAAATTACATGTCGATGATGGTTGATGTTCTTCTGGAAATAAACATAACGAATACATATTTAAACCTGTTGATGGATTTGATGTGTGAAATGTAAATGGTTGTAAAGTATCAAAATATGATGGGTCAAAAAAATCAAATTTTGTTTTGCCGGTTAGCAATAATTTAGCTGTTTTAAATGGATTATTATGAGTATCTGTATCATATTTAAAATTATATTTTTTATAAAATGAATTATCATTTACATAATCTGTTTTTTGAGCAAACCAAAATAATTCTTTTGTAGGTCCATATAAATTCAGTATAATGATATTTTTTGGATGTGATACATTCAATATTTCAATTTGTTCTGTTGTTTCAATTAAATATTCATGGGCTGATTGTGCAAATCTTTTTCTTTCCAAAACATCCAAAAATATATATTCTATTGATAAATTTCCTGACAAACTCAATCCCATATTATCCCAAATATCCGATAAATTTAATTGTTCTATTTCTGTCCATTCATCATCTCCTTCATATTTATATCGTGGTAATTTTTCAACCATTGCACATTTTTCAAAACTGTTAAGTTTAATTGTAAAAGATATTTCACTATATTGCAATGCAATTAATGGAAATGCTAAACCCATTTTCTTACAAAACCAAAATGACAATGGAATATTCATATTTATATTTGATTTTTTTAATCTATCAAATTGTGTATTTTCATATTTATTGCCGGTTAGACTATTGAATAATTTTGTTTGATTTACATTGCCAGTAAATTCATACCACAAATTCATGAAATCTCCATAATGTCTGTCAATCCTTTCTCCTCCAATATTAACATCAATATAATCAATTATATTAAAATTTATTTTATCATTCCATGCAAATTTTGCAAATTTTGAATTATTGTTATTATTTATTTCTGTTTTTCTTTTTTCCAATCCAAAAAAATATTTGCTTACTTTTTTGCAATAGGAAATAGCCCTTTCGATCGAATTAAATATTTCATTTATTGTTGCAAAACTATCTATATTATTAATTATTATTCCAACATTTGACAAAATATAATTCAATTCAATAACTTTATTACCTTTTGAATTCTCAAAATTATTGGCATCATCTAATAAACCATTATAAATTAAAATATCCTCACTTGATATTATCACTGAATTTTGTATTTCCAATATATAATCATCAATACTTTGAGTTATAATATCTTTATTTTTTTTTGCCGTTCTATATGCTTCGCAAAATTGTGATATTATTGGTTTTACATTGCCATATACAGATAATAAATTTTCTATTGTTATTAGTTCGGTATTTATTGGTACATCAATTATTATATTTGATGGTATGTCGTTATTTAAAATTCTTATTTCATCAGATGATAAATTTGTACATATATCTGTTTTATAAAAATTTATTTCAGGAACTTCAATATTTAAAAAAACATTGCTCATCAAATCTGCTATATTTGGAACATTAATTGTTATTTCGTCATTAAAATTAAAATTTCCCATTTCAATCATATAATTTTCTTTTGCAAAATTTGTATGTCTTCTATAAACCATTTTAAAAAATGTTATTTGTGGTGATCCTGTTAAATATAAATCATCAACACCATATGATATTAAATTTATTAATCCTGCAGTCATATAATATATAAGTATAATATATTTATTTAACAAACACTAAACCAGCCAATCCGTTGGATATTCTTAAAATATTCTCACAGACTGAATAACCACGAAAAACGGCAGGATTATTTATGTTAATTGATGTATTTAATTCTAATTTTATTTCTATATTTGCAACTTGACTTGTATTTAATGTTCCAGATGGTTGGGTTATAAATGGACTGTTTGAATACGAATACATTTGAATTCCTTTCTGTATATCTGTTTCACAATGCATGTATGGTTGCATATCTGCAAAGTAATTATATGATCTGTTTGACAGTCTTGGATTGCCATTTATTAAAATTGTTTCGTTTTTAATAATATTTTGGCCAATTGGTTCTGTCAAATCGTCATCATAAAATTCGGTGCTAAACATTTTATTTTGATATGAATCGGTATAATTAAAATAATCTTTTGATTTTTTATTATATAACATTTGCACTACCCATATCATTATTTTACATGGATTTTCTGAAATTATTTTTGCATTAAAATTACTATTTGTAATTTGTATTTCCGGTGTTAAATATAACTGTTCAATTAAATAATCATGACTCGATTTTGAAAATTTAATTCTTTCATCTTCATCAAGAAAATAATAATTAACTAAAATAAAACATGATACAATATTTAAATTTTTTAATTTAACTGTTGGATATGTAACTGT